GCACCAGAATACAGCGCAATCTTGAATGTGTCAGTGCCAAAGTTGAACGTGCCGGTGGCAAGCCCAACCTTGAACGCATTTGTAGCCCCCTGCTGAATCGGCATGTCAGGTCACCTCGATCCGAACCTGACCCGACCTGTAGGCATCCTGACGCTCCATACCGTCGCCCAAACGCTTGGCAAGTTTCAAGGCTTCGTTGTACTTCCCGTTATACAGCGCCATCATGTCGGTCTCACCCTTCATGTAGGTGTACGCCTCAACCAGAGAGCCGTAGAGCAGGACAGAATCAAAGTTGTCTCCCAACCAAGTTCTGCCACTGGCTGCCGTGGTGATCGACTCCGGGTAGTAGTAATAGTGCAATTCAACGGTGTACTGGGCGTCCGGGGTCGGGCCAAGGATGAAACTCAATTCCTTTTCGTCATCCGACCTCGGCCCAAACAGGGCGTAATACCGGGGAATTGCCTTGTCCTCGCTTGGATTGGGATACGACTGACGGATGAAATTGACATCCTTATTCAACAAATACTCATACGCCCCTGTCGCATCTATTGCCGCCATTGAATATACGGCAAGGAAATCTGTCGGGCATTGGAGGTATTTGTTATTGGCCGTCGTCAATCCAGTAACGTTTTTCCGCAGGGATGGAAACTGTACCGAGTTGTAAATGCGCTGCTCCGCCTGACGGACAAATACAGGAATCTCCGTCGCAAAGGACGAATCCTGATTTTCCGTGTAGGCGACAATTGCCGCTTGCAACTCGGTGTAGTTCACGCCATCGGCCCCCGAGCCATCGTGCCCTTGGTGGCACAACCATTACCACGGGTCTTGATCCCCGAGGTCTTGGGTTGGGGGTCATACCCGTCCCGGTTGATGTTGCCCACAGACATGTTTACACGGTTGGCCTTGGTAGGCTCTGCCGTGTAGCCATTGCCCAGAGCAACCTTGCCGCCAGTCATGGTGTGCGGCTCGGCATAGACCTCGGCAGAGCCGACTTCTTTGCCCATAACCTTTTTGCTGAACTTTGGCATGTCAGATCCCCGTGGCACGGACTTTCCGCACCGACTTCTTCTGGTTGGCAACCTTGGCGAGGTTGCGGCCCAACTTACGCATCTGCTCGTTGGTCTTGCCACCCTTGGCAAAGGTGGGCTTTTCGCCCGGGTGCATACGCTGCTCGTGCTTACGAACCGCCTTTTTCGCGTCCATGTTTTGCTCCTATGTCGCCACAATCGTTACTGTACCGATTTGCACGTTTAATACCAAGTAGTTTGGCGTCAAACCTGCATCATTTGCCCTAGAACCTCCAACAGGATTCCAACCCCACTGGAAATCTCGGCTGCCCTCAGAAGGCAATCCAACCCCGTCCTTGGTTGTTGCGGTGGTATTGGTCAACTGCAACCCGGTATTCCCTGACTGGGTATAACTCCTGTCCGGGCGGGGATCTCTCAAACCTTGAGGATCATCAACCGGGTACATCCCCAACTGCAACTGCGGGTGATCAGGATCCCAACACTGGGGGCAGACCAAGAGGTTGTAGTTCTTGGTCTTGATGATCTCCTTGCGGAGTTGCTTGAGTTTGAATCGGAAGTCACAGCGGTCGCACTGGGCAATCGCGTTCTTGCCTGATGCGAACCTGTTTCCCATCAGCCCACCCCGCTACCGCCGCCCAAGAACATGGGCCTAGGCACAAGCCGGATAGCCGCCTTCTCCCGATCCTCCGCCGCCGCCAACTCCCAAGCCTCGTCATACTGCTGCTTGAGGATGGGAAGCCGCTCCTCCGACCCCTTGATCTTGAGGGCCAAGTAATACGCCAACCCTGCCGCCAGACAGGGCAGGAACCGGAACGGCACATCAAAGTTCTTGATGCCCGAGTTGGTCGCATCCTGCATCCGGCGCAGCCTCCAGTACACAAACTGGTAGGTTTGACCGGGATTCGGGGTGGGCCAGACCGTGATGGAGTTCTTCTGGGTCAGGTAGATCGGATCATTGGTCGAATGCGACGCCGCAGTCGTCCCACCCTGCCCACGGGCGCAGTTCAGGAGATAAGCCGGGTTACCCCCAGATGCCTCCTGATACTCGTTGAAGAAGATCAACTCCGACCCGATGGTCACAAAACCCGCATTTGGTACACCAGACAGGGAGGTAATTGGGATGCTCGTGGCTGCGGAGTTGAACGTTGCCTGCACCTGCCCGGGAAGAAGGGAGTTCTGCCCCGACAGGCGTTGGATGTAAACCTGAATCGGACGCCCTTGGATCAACTTGTTGGGGATCGTGGCGTAAGTAGAAACACTGATCCGGGTGATGGTCAGGTCGGCCTGATTGTTGGTCTGCCCCGGATTCGTGCGGATCACATGCTCCAACAGGTCTACCGTGTCATCCGGTAGAGCATATGTCGGCTGACCTGTAGCAAGAGTGATAAGGTCTTGCTCAAAAGTCCACATATTGATACCACGATTAGCCCAATCAGCAAACAGCAGATTGAGACTACGACGAGCAGTCCGTAAATCGTAGCCAGTGCGAAGTTCAGAACCGGCACGTTCAAACGCCTCCTCGACGATCTCGTTGAGATCGAGGTTGAAATTGGCTACGCCAGATGTGGTCATCTAAATCTCGCAGTCTTCTTGGCAATGCCCTTGGGCTGCGCTACGAATTGCTTTCCGGCTTTTTTCCCAGCACGCTTTGCACGCGTTGTCGCAGCGTACTCAGAAGGGCTGAGACTTTTGATCGCAGCCTCTGGAAGGTATCTTTCACCCGTGTCAGAAGATCGTTTACCACTCTTCGTCCTCCATTTCTGGGCAGTCCAGTCTTTGAGCGACTGCTGCGGGTTTTTCATTTGTAGCCCCCGCCGCGCTCCTTGTACTTCTTTGCAAGAAGTTGCGCCTTGCGGGCCGACCACTGGCCTGCCGCAGTGCCCTGCACCGCCTGAGACTTGATGGACTCAAACAGGGATTTACGCATCCCGGGTTTGGTGTAAACACCTGCCTCGTTTACACGGGATTTGGTCTGCCCGCCCTCGGCGTATTGGCTGAAGTCCGTGTTGTCACGGCGCTTCTTGACCTTGGCCTTGGGCATCTTAGAGGGGTTGATGGCCCCCATCCCGCGACTTGCCATCATGTCAGTACATCTTTCCCCGGGTTTTCCCACGGACGGCGCAACCATCGGCACGAGACGAAGCGGATCCACCTTTTGCAAGACGAATTGCGCCGGAATCATCCGTCTTTTGACGAATTCCGCGCCTTACATCTTTGCTCCTTCTTTCGGCCCTTTCCTCTCGCTTTGCCTCCAATTCCTTGCGCTTAAATGCCCCGGGAGATTCAATCATCCTGCGGCCTTCGCCAATTTGTTTTGCACCGCTAGGAGCATTTTTTGCAGCCTCACGCGCTCGCATCACATTGGCCAAACCACGAGCGCCGGCTTGAAGAAATCTGGTAGCGCCCATTCCAAACGGAATGCCGGCTGTCAATTTTTCAAAATTCGACATCCCAGATGTTGATTCTCCAGTGCTTTTAGGCGCTTTTGCTGCTTGTTCAGATGGTATTTCTGCTTTGCTTGGCTTTTGATCGGCGTAATACTTTGCCATTTCAGCCGCAGTCGGGCCGCCCCTTCCGGCGCTGCGCCCGCTGCCGGTTGCAGCCTTGACCTTGGGAGCGGCTTTAGCGGGTTCTGTTTTAACGGGGGTTTTGTCCGTGTAATACGTTTCCCCGGTTTCGGTGTTCCGCCTTATGCCCTTAGCCTCATCTCCAAGTTCGCTGTAGATAGGCTCAGAGCCTTCTGACGAGCGCGCCTCTTGCATTTCACGAATCTCTTTTGAGAGATCCCTTTCTTTTGCTTTGGCAAGTTCGTCAGGATCAAAGTCCTGAACGCCGTCGCCGGGGACTATCCCGCCATCGTCGTAACGTGTTTTACGCCGTCCCATGATCAGCACCCTTTGTAGCCGCCACCTGCCATCTTGACTTGCATAGCCTTGGTCTTGCCCTTCTTGGCAATTCCATCGGCCTGCTTGTGGCCGGCAGCCAGACCACCACCAGCCATCTTGACTTCCATGCCACGGGTCTTGCCCTTTTTAGCAATACCGTCAGCCTGCTTGTGACCTGCCGCAAGGCCACCTTTCCTCATGCCGCGCTCACTGGGAGGGCGGGTGTCGGTAAAGTCACCCATACCGCCGGGGCCAATGTTCGGGCCGCCTGCGCCAAGCCCAAGACCGCCGGGACGACCACCCATATTGCCGGGTCGGGAACCCACGCCGGGACGGCTGCCGGGAGGCAACTTGTTGTCAGGACGGGTGCCGGGGGGCAACTTGTTTGTCACACCCGTGCTAAAGCCACCGGGCTTGGCGGGCATATAGGGCATGTTGGAAATGCCACCCTTGCTTGGCACTTTACTAAACGTGTCAAGATTAGTAAAACCACCCGTGTCACGGGCCGGCATACTGGAGATGCCACCCATCGCCATCTTCTTGCCCTTCATCTCGGCCATCTCATGCTTGAGCATGGACTTGGGAGCGCCCTTCTTCTTCATAAAGGCAATCTCTTTACCCATCATTTTCTTGGATTCAGCCATTTCGCCACCTTCTTTAAATTTGCGGCCCTTGTCGGCCTTTAGGAAATCCTCCCCCACAGACCGAGGCACTCCTGCCTTCTTGGCAAACTTGGGGTTGTTTGCCACAGCCGCCATGAAATTGTGCTGTTTTTTGCTAGTTGAGGGCACTGCGCTGCTCCTTCATAAAGGCATCCAGTTTTTCGTCAAGCCGGTCTAGCCGGGTAAGCACACGGTTGATGTCGTTGTGCACGTCGCCACGGGTGACGTACTTTTCCGAATGCTCCTCCCGCGTGCGGCTGATGAGGATGCCAACACGCTTGAGTTCGTCGTGAGTGGACTTGATCCACAGCAGCGCTGCTGCGGACACAAACGACAAAACGATGTTCCAAATCATCAATTCCATGATCAACGCATCTTGCACTTGGTTTTGCCCCGCTGGGCGATGCCATCGCCACGCTTGGAGGCTGAAGACGCCATGCCGCCTTTGGCCATTTTCATTGCCGGCCTTCGTGCCGCTTCAAATTTCTCTTTTGCTGCTTTCTTTGCAGCACGTGCCGCAGCATCTTGCTGTTGGCCAATAGCAATGTAATCAGTGGCAGGGTTGTAAGTCCCCGCAGTGTAGGTTCCTACTGAGACATCCTTACGCGGAAGAAGCGAACCGCCACCCATTGCGTCTTTATACTTCTGCTGCTCCATGCGATAGAACGCAAGATAGTTACCGTATTCAGGGCTGGTAGACCCGTACTGTCTGCGAGCAAGCCCCAACGGTTGAAACGCCTGTGCGTTAGCGCGTATCGTTGCCGCATCGGGGTGCTCAGCAATTCTGCGCGCTTGGCCCCTAAGAACAGGCGGCGTCGATGTCGTTTCACTCATGCCGCCATCGGCCATCTTCTTTCTCATTTTGACTTTGCCCCCATGCCTGTATCCCTGCTCATAGGGATCGTATGGATTTCCCATAGAGGGCAAGCCCATGTCCTGCCCGGTTGGATTGATAACAGACGGGCCAAACGGGTTCTGGGGCTGCTCGTCCCCGTAGTTTGGCAAGTACCCGCCGGCAGCAAATTTGCGCTTCTTCATGTCAACAGTTCCAAGCCCGCAGGCTCTTGTTGATCCGACTGTTTGGATCGTTGGCTGTCTTGGCGCTGGTCAACTTCTTCTTCATGCCCTTCATGCGGGCGCAGAAGGAGTCTCGGCGTGGGCCTCCCTCGGGCTGCGGGGCTTTCAGTCCCGGCTTGCCCGGATTGGCAGCGTTGTAGGAGGCTCGCCCCTTGGCGTTTAAACCGCCCTTGGGGTTCTTGCCTTCCGCTCGTTGCCATGCCGGGGTCTTAGCCATAGAACACCACAGCCGTAGTGCCCGTGCCAGTCACAGTCACATGGATGTTGGTGGCGCAGATGACGCCCTCTCCGGGGATAACCACGGAGAAAGGAGTTCCATCCTGCACGGTGGCGGTCGAAATGACCGTCGTTCCGGTTGCCCCGCCATCACGGACAACCACCGTTCCGGTGGCGGTTCCGGGCGTTACAAACAGCCCTTTGAGGCGGGTTCGGTCATTAAACACGGTATCCGTGCTGCTGACATAGCCCGCCTTGACATCAGTTTGCATCATGGTGATGCACTCCTATTACCAAACTGCGTTGGCGACGGGGAGATAGTAGGTGGTGCCGTTTTGCCCGACGATGGCGATATAGGCGTCAGCCGAGAAACTGGCCGGGGTTGCCGCTGCCGTGGGGGTTGCGGTCGTCAGGGTGCCAGCAGCGCCCAGATTGACACTGCCAGAAACGTTGCCGGTGAGATCGCCTTGAAAACCGTTGTCAGAGACAACTGGGCCAGAAAATCGAGTTTGTGCCATTACAAGGTTCCTTTTAAATGCTCATATTTGATCGCCAATTTTCGGGTCGAACTTGTGTCTTTTCCTAAACGTCTGGCGCGTTCCGCATAGGACAGTTCTGGATTGTCAAGAATGAATTTCAAGTTGGCAACAAATTTCGGGTCTGAGTGAAAGCGTGCCATTTGCGCCTTTGACAACGTTGCTCTGTACTCTGGACTACGGAAATCAAATGTACTGGCTCTGCGCCCCAATCGTATGCGTTCTTTGGTTTCTTCGCTATGGGTTTTTCCCCGCATTGGGGCTTTGGCAAAGTCGGCAATGTTGTAAACCTTAGGAGTGTCGAACCATGCTTTGCCCTGAAGAAAACTCTCTTCTAAGCGATCCAATTCCTCATGGTCGTCACACTCAATCTCAATCTCGCCGTAGAACGCATCGGCACCATATTTGTTGTAGGCGTTCTGAAGGTGTGGGTTGGTGTGCTTGTTTTGTCGAAGAAGTCGGAAATGCTCCTTGATCCGCTTCTTCGCCCTCTGCGATTGCCCCACATAACACTGGCCCGTTACCCGGTTGACCAGTTTGTAGACCCCACATACATCAATTTTGTATGGCATAAACCACTCCTGTTGGTGTAGTGTGCGCCATTTTGTGGGAAAAGAAAAGGGGGGTAACCCATTTCTGAATTACCCCCCAAGTGACATAGCCCTCTCGCTACATCAATTTAAGACGCACCGGGCGATCCGTAGATTCCCAGCGGGTCAGACACGCCAAACGAATAACGCTCGCGGGCCTTGTACCGCACGTTGCCCGTGTCGAAGTCACCGTCCATCGAGTTGGACAGCGGCATACGCACGAAGTGCTTCAGACCGTTGGGAACGTCCGTGGTCAGGAACCAAGCGTTCGTGTCGGTCAAGAAGTGGTTCACCGTGTAGCCCTCGGGGATCGAACCGTTGTTCTTGATGGCGTTGATGTCGTTGTCGGCAGTCGCCACCCGGAGTTCAGTCTCCAGCAGACGGGTTGCCACGAACATCAGAGCCGGCGGAACAATCAGTTTCCGGGGCTTGGCGGCGATCAGCAGGCCACGCTCGTCCGTCCATCCGGCGATCTGAATGACGGCGTTTTCCAACGACGTTTCGTTCAGGTCAGCGGCAACGGCAGGGCGGTTGCTGTTGGTTCCACCAGAGATCAGGGGGTGAGCGGTCGAGAACAGGCTCACACCGTCGCCATAGGTGACGCCGGAGTTGAAGCCTTGGTTCAGGACAGCAGCCGCCTTGACCTGCTTGGTGTACGCCATAGCACGAGCCAGCGCCTTGGTATAACGAGCCGAGAGGCTGTCATACAGGTTGTCCTCAATCGCCTCTTCGGTGATCGAGAAACCCATAGCGATGGTTTCGTGGTTGTAGCGAGCCGTCCAAGCCTCTTGGGCGTTGTCATAAGCAATCGCCTGACCTTCGGGTTTGACGGGCGCTGCGGAGAAACCAGCAAGTTTGGTTTCTTCTTCAAACGAACGCTCAGAGGTCTCCGTTTCGTAGATCTCTTTGTGCTCTTCGCCGTAGCGTGCGTACTCCAAACCAAACAGGGCGTTAAGACCCGGCAGGAGTTCTTTCAGTAGTTGGGCACGAGAAATTGCCATTTTTGATTACTCCTTAGATGCCGGTTGCAAAGGCATACGAGTGGTAACCCTGATTCCACTTGACCAGAACTTCGGGATACCCGACGAAGGTCAGAGCGGTGCCAGAGGCCAGCGTGATTGCGCTTGAAACGGTCAGGGTCGTGCTGTTGACGTTGGTAACGGTGATGAAGTTACCTGCCAACGAACCCGTTCCGCTCGGGGCAATCAGTTGCATACCTGCCTGAAGGCCGGTAATGGCCGCTGCCAGCGTGACGGTGGTCGAAGAACCAGAGGTGCTGCCGGTGCCCGACAGGGTCACAGCAGTCTCAGGAACCAGACCAACAACGCGGAACGGACGGCCATTCACCACAGCAACGTTGCCGGTGCCGTTGGTGGGTTGGTCGCCAGACACGCCCATCGCAGAGTTGCCCGAAGCGGTAGACCCGGCGGTGCCAGTCACGCAGTACAGGTTGTTGCCAACGAAGTTCGGCGCGGCGTAGCCAACCGTGGTGGCGGTGTTGCTCAGACCAGCCGAGGGCTGACCAATCATCACTGCCTTGAAGACCGCACGGTCATCATCCACAACATAAGCCACGATGTCGTTTGCCAAGACACTACCGGGGTAGTACTGGGCGAACTGCTTCTGGCCCGTGGTGGGGTTGGTGTACGAGCAGCCGACGAACACGCCCACTTGTCCGGCAACTGCCGTCGTCGTGGTCGAGGTCGTCATGGCGGTCTTGGCGACCGTGCCGTTCGCAATCAGTTCAACAAGGTCGCCGTTGAACAAGGCGGTGCCATAGTTCCGCTCAATCGGAAAATGGCGGATTGCGCCAGCATAGGGTAGGCCGTTCAGTTCATTGATCGGCTTGAAACCGTATGCGGCGTCAACAGTGGGGTAAGCCATTTGTGACTCCTAAAAGTTTAAGATCCGCGCCCGAATTTCACTTCGGAGCGACGCTCCTTGAAGAGAGGCATCCGGGCATCACTTTCGCGCATGAAGTTGTTGTCAACAGATTGCATTTGATTATCAGTTTGTTGCTGATAATACTCGTCTCTCTGCTGCACAAACTCAACGGGTGTTTTGCAAAGGATGAGGCCGCCAATCTCAATACTGTCTGGAAACCGGGATTTTTCCCCGACCTGCATCAGTTGGATTTCGGGATGCTCAGAAGCCTTTACGGGTTCCCAGCCTTCGCGGAGTTTTGAGGAAATGTTCATCGGATCAGGGTTATTCAACGTACTGATACGAATCCAACGGAAGGCGTAACCCGGTTCCGGGTTGGGATTCGGAAGAAGTTCAGGGGGACGCCACTTTTTGGGGCGCTCTGACTTCTCACGGGATTCCAGATCTCGGGGGGTACGTTCAGCCATTTTGATTCCTCATTTGTTCCGCAATTGCTCTGGCGTATTGCTCATTCGTAAGACCAAGACGCTTGGCAATGTTGACTTGTGACTTCGTAAGCACGATCTTTTTAGGCGCTGTGCTTCGTGTTGCCGGGGCTACAACTGTTGACTTTTTAACAGGCTTTTCAGAGGGAAACGCATCTGGGAAAACCTGACGCATACGATTGTTGATACGCTCGTAATACTCGTCGCTTGCTGTACTTACCCCACTTTCCACAAGTTTTCGATGTACCGTAAGAGCAAGGGCCGTCATTTCGTCGTCTGTACCAAACCACGGATTGGCTTCTTGCCACGCAGCGGCTTTGGGATCGACTCTTGGAGCCTCTCTTACAGTTTCTGGTGCAGTTTGTACCACAGGTTTTTCCTGTTGTACAGGTGCAGGTTTAAAATTGTTTACACGTTCTGCCCTGATTTTTGCCGCCATGATTTCTTCTTGGGCGGCCACCAGAGCATCTGAATCTCCCGACTCATAGGCTTCCTTGTATTTCTTCTTGGCGGTCTCCAACTCGTTTTCGACGACCTTTTTGGCCTGCTCGATCAATACTTGTTGGGTCTGCCCATGAGTACTTTGGAGGCGTTTGTTCTCCTCCACGAGTTGTTGGGCAAGGCGCACGGCCTCCTCCCGCTCACGCAGGGCAGCCTCTTTGGCCCGCCGCTCTTCGTGATAACCCTTGGAGAAGTGCTGAATCCGCTTCTTGACACCATCTGAATACTGAGAAAGTTCTTCGTCAGTAACCTCTGAAGGAGGCTCCTTCATCGGGGTGCGGTCACGGTCTTCTGGCGGGGTGTCGTCTACAACCTCGACCTCCGTATCGCCTTCGACCTCAAATTCAACCTTATCGGGTTTACCCTCAGACTTTTCGTCTGGGAACTTGAACTCTTCTTGTCCTTCTGCCATTTCCTACTCCTTATGCTCGGCTGATACCACGGGGATCTTGGACAACGGCTTCGACGCTATCGTCATTGATCAGACGAAACTCTTTGCCGTGGATCTTGATTCGTGTCCCGGTATTCGGGCGCACGAGGATGAAATCCCCCGCCTTGCATGAGGCTCCGCTAGGAAAGCGGTTTTTGTCCTTGTAAGCATCCGGCCCCATTTTGACGACGAAGAGAACCGGGGAAAGCACCTCTTCGTAATGAAGGGTTTGACCGGCTTTGACCAGTCCGCTTTCGTAGTTTTCTTCAATCTCTGGGAGGACGCACAAGAGATGGAAGGTTGAGGGGTCTGGAATTTGGCGGGCCTTTTCCTCTGCCGTTTGGGGCAGGG